CTTGTCAAAACTTGCGTTGAATTTAAGTCTGGATAAAAGCTGAAAAGCATAGAATCCGAGGAAAACTTTTGTCCCATATACTTAATTGAAGTTGTAGCTTTTAAAGACGAAGACCAAGACATCCTAAGCCAGTACATATCGTAAATGGCTGTAGCTGACAGGCCTGTAATCGTAGAAGAGTCTTGCTCAAAGTCCCAGCCCTTAAGACGATTGGTGTTCCACTGAATACGGCCTGAAAGTTTTAGTCCATTGGTTTGATCGATTACATCTACGGCAGCAACCCAGGCGTTGCCGAACCATATGTCAACTGACAACGCAGAGGTTATGTCGTTTAAGGTACCAAGCTCAAAATAAATGTTATTAAACGGCAAAACAGATCCGATATAAAGGTATTGCCCGGACGTATAAGCAAAGGTTCTTGTGCCCGATCTAAAGTCGTTAACATCAGTAGAGATGTCTGTCGTATTGTGTATAACTCTTTGGTCTAAAATCATGGCTCTACCTCGTCTTAAAATCTTTGGATTTTGTTCAAGAATGACCGCACAATACTCCTGACGACAAGCGAGCGACGCCAGTTAAGGCAGAGGCATAAAAAACCCCGACTAAGAAGTTAAGCCCGCGTCTCAAAAAAGAGAAACGGGCTACTTCAGTTTTTGAAACGAATCAGATGTTTATGTAAGACAAAATCACGTTAATTTTGCCAGCAGTCAAGTCAGCTGTTGCAATGTCCAAATGGATGACCGCACCAGAGGCAAGGACTATTCCTTGACCAGTTGTCTCTTGAATAACTGCGTCAGCAGTTAAACTGGCAACCGCACCAGAGGTTGTGTCCAAAAATGCATCAACGTCACCACCAGTTACACCAACGACTACAGTTGCGGAATCGGCAGATGTACATTGAGTCTCAACGTGAACGCAAGAGTCCATAACAAGAACTTTACCGTTAGTCGTCCCAATTTTAACAATGTCAGCATAAGCGCCGGCATCGACTGAAAAATCATAAACAAGTTTTACGGTTTGACGCTCGTTTGAAAATCCGCGCCCAAATATTTTATGGTTTGAACCTGTAACAGTAGACATATTATTTTAAACTCCCTTTATACTTTTTAGGTTTTTTTGTTTGTTTTGAACCTGAACCATTTCAATATCGCCCATGATGTAAGCTGCTTGTTTTGTTCCGTACGAAGTGATCTGAATAATGATCACTTTATGACGAATTTGACGCAAGGCTTTTACAAGAGACTGAGGATCATCAGCAACGACGACCTCAAGTCTTTCATAGGGGTTAAATGATGTAACCTCTAGTTGCATTAGTTGTAAACTTTAATGTGCTTAACGTTGCCGCTTATTCCAAGTTTTGCGCCGAAAACCATGTCAGTTGACATAACAACGCCGAAACGCTTGTTAGAATGTAGATCAGATATTTTAACTTGAACTTCAGTTTGGCTTACCATGTGAAGAAAGTCAGGGTGGAACAAAAGACCCGTGTCAGTAGACCGGCTGTTGTCTTCCAAAATGTTGAAGCCAAAGCGCTTCAAAGCAACTTGACCGCTAATTGTAGGTGCATCAGCTGCGCCGTAATCAGAACTGGCAAGAGTCGATGCATTCATAAGGTCAGAGTAGTAGCTTGGGTCCAAAAGGGCGTACCAGCGACCGTCTTGCGGCCACTTAGCTTGAGCAGCAAGCATTCTGTTAGTGGCAAGCTCTGATGCATTAAAATCAGTGATACTGCTACGGTTATGATCAGGAGCAGAGGTGCTTGGATTGACCAAAGTGTAAAGGTAATCGTTGATTTTTTTAGCCATGGCAAACTTAAGAGCTTCCATAACTTCGGGGTTTTCGTTTGAAATTTGGCTTTGCAGCTCTACAAGGTCTTGAAACTCGTAGGAGGCAACAGCCCTTTTGTCAGCAACGATGTCAACGTATGAAGTTGAGATAGCTTCTGATTCAAAGGAGTCGGCGTTAGTGCCAACAGTCAAAAGCTGACCCGTAGGTGCATTGACTTGGCTTACACGGACCGTATCGCCTTGACGAGCAATAGCGCCTTGGTATTTTTTGTCAACAAGTCCACCAAGAAGCAGTGCTTCTCTCAGTTGTTTAGTAAAAATAGGGGACCAGTATTTTTGAATTTGGTTTGAAACTTCAGTAAGTGTTGATGCAGCCATTTTTTAACTCCCATAAATGATTTGATCAGGTTTGTATTTTGTCATTTCTTGTAAAGGTAATTTTTTCCATTCGCTTTCGGTGATTTTGCCGCCCATGTTGCCCTTAGGGGCATCACTAGGAAAACCTGGTCCACCGCGACGCTTTAGAATTTCTGGGAAGGTTTTTTTGACTGTTTCAACGAGAAAGGCCACGCTGTTTCGGTCAATTTCACCTGTTTCGGGATCAATAGCCACTTGATCGTGGTTTAAAAGTGCCCAGTATTTTTCATCAACTTCAGAGTCGAGTGATTTTAAAACCGCTGAAAGTTTTCTAGCGCTAGCTTCCCTTTCGTCTCGAGCTTGCAGCTTAGACTCAAGTTCTTCTCTCGCCTTACGTTCGATTTCGAGCATCTTTTGATACTCGCCTCGAGCTTCCATTTCTTTCTTTTCACGGGCATCTTTTTCGAGCCGAAGTCGGTCTCTTTCTTCTTGGACTTTCTTCTTTTCGTCTAAAAGTTTTCGGTGAGTGTCGTAGGAAACGTTTTCTTTTTTTGGCTCTGGGGTACTAATTTCCAACTCTGTGCCACTGGCAGCAGGAGTTTGCCCCTCGGGGGCTAGTGGGTTTTGAGTGTCTAACATTTATTGTCTCCTAAAAAAAGTTTACTTGTCAAACTTTCCTCCCTAGTGAACATCACTTGAGAAGACGTTTTTTCTTTAAAAGATCTCCGAAAGACCTTCGGTACTCTCTAACAATTTGGTTCAATTCCAAGGCAGACACGCGGTTAAAGACTCTTCCTTTTTTGGCTTGAAAGTCTGCAATCTCGGCGTTTGACTTGCTTGAATCGTTTCTTTGGCCGTCCGGTCCAATAGTAATGTTTTTGTTTTTCATGAAAAGAATACGCATGCTGGTAAGCATTTGACCGGTTAGGGTCAAGTTTGATTTTCTTGCAGACGTATAAGGAGAGAGGTCGTTAAAATCTTTTCTAAACTCTTTATAGGAAAGAGAAAGTTCTTTCAGGCGTGCTTTAGAGCCAAATTGTTTGGCAACGCCATAACCAAGGCGCGTGCGTTTCACGATAAGATTTATCGTAAATTCTGCGATAGGTTTTAGTGAGGCAGGTTTTACTGCATCATCGATGGAATCTTTAAGACGCTTAAAAACGTCTTTAATAGACTTCCTGCTGTTTATCGCCATCCTTGACGAACTCCAATAGTTCCCTGAGTTTCGACTTTTCAATCCCTAAAAAGTCTCTTTTTTTACCTGGAATCGGCGAAGATTGTCCGTAGGTACCTAGTATATTACCTTCAGCCTTCGCGTTTTCATCAGTCCCACGGTCAAACCCAATCGTTAGGTTTCCGGAAGAATGATTCAAAATCTTGATTGCTGCTAGCATATCACCACTTAGCTGTAAGTCCACCTTGGACTTAGACTTAGAGGCAATTTTGAAGTCAAGAGAGTTGATGTACTCCTTGGAGTAGCCGGGAAACCGCCGACCTTTTTTGTCTAGGCCACGGTTTGTCCTGTCATAAATGTGCTCTATGATCAGGTCGGCAAGCTCTAGCCTCTGCTGAGGTTTCAAGTCTTTAGGTAGCTCTATTTTAAATTTTTGCTGAGCCAATTTTTTTGCCTTGAAGCTTGAAGGGAATCAAAAACTCAATCATTTCTGAGGTCGCAAAACCCCAGATAAACCCCAGAAACATAAACTGCAGACAAAGAACAAAGGCAATAGCCATCACTTCAGTGTCCTTGAAGCCAAGGAGTTGGCATCAGAGGAGGCGGTTTGGACCTTTTCTTCGGCTTTTTCCTCGGTGACGGAGAGCTCGTTATCGTTAATAGTGTCACTCGTTATTGTCCTTTCTTCCTGGATTTCGTTAATAAGCTCTTCGATTTCTCTTGAGGTCATGTGTGGATTTAGTTTTGCTACGGCACGTTTTCTTGTAATAAAGCCAGATGAATACTCGTCTCTGAGATCTCTTACAAGCTGACCTCTAGACTGCATTGGCAGTTGCATCGCAAACGTTGTTTTGACCTTAGCCCCTGGAGTCCAAAGGGTGCGGTTTTCAACTTCTCCGCGTTGTACCCAGACAGGATGCATATAGTTTAAAATTAGGCCCCAAAACATTTCTTCTACTTTAAGAAAGGTAGACACTTGTTTTTGACGGGCTTCGAAGGTGTCCATCTCGTCAATAAGCTTAGAAACACCGCTAGCAAAGTTTTCAGTAGAAAGAGCCCCAATCGTAGATGCTCTAATGCCTTTAGTACCAAGCCACATGGAAAGCTCGGACTCGATCAGTCTTAAAACCTGGTCAAAATCAACTTCAGGCTTAATGGTCCCAATAGAAGGTTGAGTTTGTTTGGTCGGATCAGACTTAAACCGCAAAAAAGCGTTTGGGGCGAAGACAATGTTTTCGTCGTCTAAATCAATGCCATAAACCATGCTAAATGATTGAAACATCGCAGCAAGGTTAAGGTCTGTTAGCATGATAGGAAGCACTTTGATGACTTTTAGGGTGTCAGTATCTTGGGTAGGGTTAAGCTTATGCTTAGAATCCGCTGCGTAGACAAACGGTAAAACTCCAAAAGGGTT